TCCAACCATTAATGGCTGTAGCTGATGACAACATCGACATGACAATTGCAACATTGTCTGGTGGTGCTGTTACTACAGGCAAGATCCGAATTTGGGCATGGATGATGGATTGCACAGATATGGGTAAAGACGGTACTGCTCAAGAAGTAGACCGTGATGCACTTGCATAAGTAAAACTTTAGGGGCAGGGAGACTTGCCCCTTTAGCATACCTAAAGGATTTTTGTAATGGCTACATTTGTTGCACTCACTAACGAGTTGCTTGTAAGACTTAATGAAGTAACCCTAGCTACTACTGGGGATGGATTTGCTTCAGTAAGAAGTGTGCAAGCTTTAGCTAAACAAGCAATAAATAACTCTATTAGAAATATCTTACAGACAGGCCAAGAGTGGCCTTTTCTTAAAACAACACAAACACAGACATTAATAGCAGGGACGAGACAATATTCTTTTCCTACTGATTACTCTAGGGCTGACTGGCAAACCTTCTACATTAAAAAACTTACTTCTGTAGACAACACACCAATGCACTTACCTTCTATTAGTTATGAAGAGTATACCCAAAAGTACAGGCATTTTGATGACACAGGAGATCAAACAGGTATTTCTTCTCCAACACTAGTTTATCAAACAAACGAAGAAAAATTTGGGGTTACACCTATTCCTGATAACACATATCAGATAGAATATATCTATTGGTTTTTTCCTGCAGACTTAGTAGATTTTAATGACTTAGCTGTTATTCCTAACAGATTTAAACATGTGATTATTGATGGTGCTATGATGTACATGATGAGGTTTAGATCTAATGAACAGAGTGCTGCAATGCACCAAAGCAATTTTGATGATGGTATAAAAACAATGAGGCGAGTTCTTGTTGATGAACCCCTCAGAGTAAGATCAACAGTAGTTGATAGAGTTACTTCCTCTAACCAAGTCTTAGGTAGAGTAATGTAGTATGGCAGACAATCTAGGCTCATTTAAAGTTTTTGCTCAAGGTGGGCTGAACCTCAATCGTGATGTTCTTTCACAAGGGGAAACTCAACCTGGATCAGCTACAACACTTATAAACTACGAGACTGCTGTTACTGGTGGTTACAGACGTGTGAGTGGTTTTACTAATGCGTATGGTACAGTCACAGGAACAGGAAGTGTTCTTGGGGTAGCAGTAGCAAATGGGATCAACGATGGTATTTTAGCTGCTCGTAAACCTTCTAGTGGAAATAACTATTTACATAAATGGAACAACTCTAGCTCATCCTGGGATGCAGTAACGACTTCTGGTTCTCCTACAATGGTAGGTGTAACTAAGGTTAGATTCACAAGGTACAACTTTGGTAGCCCAAAAGTTATTCTTACAGATGGTATCAACCCTGCAGCTACCTATGATGGTACAACCTACACTCAGATTACTCACTCTGATGCCCCTACAGACCCTAAGTTTGCAGAAGTATTTCACAACCATATGTTCTTAGCAGGTGATCCTGCAGAAAATACTAACCTGTACTTTAGTGCTCCTAACGCAGAAACAGACTATGCTTCAGGAAATGGTGCAGGAGTTATTAATGTAGGATTTCCTATTGTAGCTATCAAACCTTTTCGTGATGCCTTATTTATTTTTGGTATCAACAACATAAAAAGATTAGTAGGTAGGAACTCAACTAACTTTGTACTCGAACATGTAACTAATGACCTTGGTTGTCTAGCTTCAGATAGTGTAGTTGAAATTGGTGGGGATCTACTCTTCTTATCTCAGGATGGTATTAGACCTATATCAGGTACAAACAAAATTGGTGACGTTCAGCTTGAGTCTCTATCTAAAAATATTCAGTCCTTGTTTACTGATGTTATTCTTGAAGAAGACCTAGATGCGTTATCATCTGTTGTTGTACGAAACAAATCTCAGTTCAGAATATTCTATGACGTAGATAATGCTAACGGTCTTATTGGTGGGTTACGTCTAGGACAACAGGGTGGGATTGGTTTTGAGTTTGGTCAGCTACTAGGCATCGAAGTGACTTGTGCAGACAGTGGGTACATAGGTCAATTTGAGTTTGTAATACATGGGGATAAAAGTGGTAAAGTCCACAGACAGGAACAAGGGAATAATTTTGGTGGAAACAATATTGTAAGTGTCTACCAAACACCATTCTTGCACATGCAAGATCCAGAGCAACGTAAGATTATTCATACTGTTGCTACTTACCTTAGATCAGAAGGTGATAACGAGATCATAATGTCAGTCATTTATGACTATGATGATAACACCATTCTTAATCCAACTAACTTTGCTTTGACTACTGAGGGTGCTGCTGCATTCTACAACGAAGCCATCTTTAATACGACAGCTATCTTTGATGGTAATCCTTCACCAGTGCAAAGGGTGAATGTTTCAGGGTCAGGTAAATCAGTTTCTTTTAGATATGTAACTAACGACACAAATGCTGCACACAGTATCCAAGGTATTGTTGTAACGTTTGGAGTGGGGGATAGATTATAAATGGCAGGTTATACAAGACAGAGTGCTGCTGATATTGTTGCAAGTGCAGTTATTAAAGCTGCTCCAATAGATGCAGAATTTCAACAAGTACTAGCAGCATTTAATGCAAGCACAGGACACAGGCATGATGGGACAACTACAGGTGAGGGTGCTTACGTCCCACTTATTGCTGACTCAGATGCTCTTAACAAAGTTTGCATAGATACTTCTAACAATCACATCAGATTTTTTACTGAGGTATCTTCTTCTGCAGTAGAGCAAGTACGTATTCAAGATGGTGCAATTGTTCCTATTACTACAAATGATGTGGACTTTGGAACGTCTAGCTTAAAATTCAAAGATATTCACCTCGCAGGAAATGGAACTGTTGGAGGTACGTTTGGTGTCACTGGTAATGTTACCCTTGGTGGTACTCTTGGTATAACTGGTGTTACAACATTTTCTGATACTGTTTGTGTTCCTAGCTTTAAAGCTACAGGAACTTCAACACTATCAACAGTAGATATAAATGCAGGTGCAATTGATAACACAGCAATTGGTGCTACGACTGCTGCTGCAGGTGCATTCACAACTGTCTCTACTACAGGTCAGGGTACGTTTGCTTCAGTAGATATAAATGCAGGTAACATTGATGGGACTACTATTGGTGCATCTACAGCTTGTCCTGGTACTTTTTCAAGTCTTACTGCAACAACTGCAAACATTGATGGTGGGACAATTGATGGTACAGTAATAGGTGGTTCTTCTACTGCTGCAGGTTCATTCAGTGATCTTACCTCTACAGGTACATCTACTCATGCTACTGTAGATATTAATGGAGGAGCTATTGATGGGGCTACCATAGGTGGGTCTTCTGCTGCAGCCATAACTGGTACAACAGTTACAGCTAGTACTTGTTTTATAGGTAATGTCACAGGTAATGCTGCAGGATCTCACACAGGAAACTTTGATGGTACTATTGGAGCTACTACTTCCTGTCCAGTAACAGGTACAGTTATTACTGCAGATACTTGTTTTGCAGGTGCTTTAACAGGTACTGTCACAGGTAATGTTGCAGGAGATATACAAGGAAATGTTACAGGGAGTCTTGCAGGGAATGTAACATCAACAGGCACTTCTACTTTCTGTGGTCTTCAATTACTTGGTAACATGGATGCTAACAGCAAAAAGATTACTAATTTAGCTGCACCCACTGCTGATTCTGATGCTGTAAACAAATTGTATGTGGATAATGCTGTTGAGGGGCTAGACGTAAAAGGCTCTGTTAAAGGGGCTACTACTGCAAACATTACACTGTCTGGTGCTCAAACTATTGATGGTGTATCTATCACAGCAGGAGACAGAGTTCTTGTAAAAGATCAGTCTAGTGCTGAAGAGAATGGTGTTTACGTAGCTTCTGCTAGTTCATGGGCAAGGTCAGACGATGCAGATACTTGGGATAAACATGTCGGAGCTTTCTTTTTTGTAGAACAGGGTACAGCAAATGCTGATAATGGTTTTGTTGGTACTGTGGATGCAGGTGGCACTCTCAATACTACAGCTATCACTTTCGTACAATTTTCAGGTGCAGGGCAGATTACAGCAGGTACTGGTCTTACTAAGTCTGGTAATACTATTAACGTTGTTACTGCAAGTTCTGACAGGATTGTAACCAATGCTGACAATATTGATTTAGCTACTACAGGTGTAAGTGCAGGAACATTTAAGTCTGTTACTGTAGATACCTATGGACGTATTACTGCAGGTACAAATCCTACTACTTTATCTGGGTATGGTATCACAGATGCGTATACTAAGACGTGTTCTGACACACTGCTTAGTTGTAAACTGAACAAAGCAGGTGGTACGATGACAGGGGATATTACCCTTGGCTCTAACAAGATTACTTCTACTGCTACACCTGCTACTGATGATACACTGACTCGTAAGGGTTACGTAGATACTATGCTTCCTCTTGCAGGAGGTACAGTGACTGGTACTATAGACTTAGGATCTAACAAGATCACTACCACCTATACACCAACTAACAATGCTGATTTAACTACGAAAACTTATGTTGATGGTATACTTGGTTCAGCTACTGCAGCAGCCTCGTCAGCTACTGCTGCTGCCTCAAGCCAAACTGCTGCTGCTTCCTCTGCAACTGCTAGTGCCTCTTCAGCCACTGCTGCAGCATCAAGTGCTACATCTGCAGCAAGTTCATTTGATCAATTTGATGACAGATACTTGGGAAGCAAAAGCTCAGACCCCTCTGTTGACAACGATGGTGACTCTCTTTTAACAGGAGCACTCTACTACAATAGCTCTGGAAATCAGTTAAAAGTTTATACAGGATCTGCTTGGAGCAGTGCTGCCTTTACTCTTGGTGATGCCCTTACTTGTGTTCAAGAAGATACCTCTCCAACACTAGGAGGAAACCTAGCAGGTAATTCTAAGTGTATTACTGGTGTAGCCAATCTTTGTGCGACTAATCTTTGTGGTGCAGTCACAGGGGCTGTCACAGGGAATGTTACTGGTAATATTACTTCTTCTGGTACAAGTTGTTTTGCTACAGTTTGCACAACTGGTAACAGTACTCTTGTAGGAAACCTTACTGTTAATGGAAACACTACTTTAGGTAATGCAGCCAGTGATACTGTAACTCTTACAGCAGACGTTGCTTCTAATATTATTCCAAGTGCTGATAGCACTCACAGTCTAGGTGACAGTTCTAACTACTGGTCACATGGTTACATAGATGCTATCACAACAACAGGAGCAGTTGTCGTTGGGGGAGATCTAACTGTTAATGGTACGACTACTACTGTAGCTACATCAAACACAGTTGTATCAGATTCTTTAATAGAATTAGGAAATGGAACATCTGGTTCTCCATCGAATGACTCAGGTATTGTTATTGAACGTGGTAGCAGTGCCAACGCATTCATGGGTTTTGATGAATCAGCAGACAAGTTTATTGTAGGTACAGGTACATTTACTGGTGCAACTACAGGAAACCTTTCTATTACTACAGGTACACTCGTAGCTAACGTAGAGGGTAATGTAACAGGTAATGTAACAGGTAACGTTACTGGTAATGTGTCAGGATCATCTGGTTCTACAACAGGTAACGCAGCTACTGCTACTCAAGCTACAAATGCTGATACTGTTGACAGCCTACATGCAAGCAGCTTCTTGCGTAGTGATGCTGCTGACAGTGCATCAGGAACTATAACTGTAGCTACTGGCACTGATCCTGCAATTATTGCCAAGTCTGATGATTGGGGTGAACAGCTAGAGATAATACGTAACCACGCAACAAACTGGCCTAGTGTTAAATTTAGCACTACGGCGGGAGAAAAAGGCAAAGTATTTGTTGATACAAGCAACAATTACTTAATGTATGTTAAGGGTGGTACAAGCAACTACGAAACTGTTTGGACAAGTTTAACAGATGGTTCTGGCTCTGGCCTAGATGCTGACCTATTAGATGGTGTACAAGGCTCTAGCTATCTACGCAGTGATACAGACGATACATTTACTGGAACACTAACACTTAGTGGTAATTTAGATGCGAGTAGTCACGTAGTTACTGGAAGTATAGTAAATGGT